TGATTCTCCCATTAGATAATCAAATGCCTCAGTAAATGGGTTTTCTCTGTCAGGGTCATTTCTATTGTAGTCATAATAATAATCAGAGTGTTGAGGAGAATACTTAGCAGATTCTCCAGACATATTAGAGTGTTGATAATCATCACCATTACATGCTTCCTCATCAGGAACCTCTGGTGGCCAAGGTGAACCAGGAGTCCACTCAAAACCACCACTCTTTTCAATCCAATCTAAATCTTTATCTTTAGACATAATACTCTTTATACTTTATCAGTATATCAAGAATCTGTTCTTGAGTCAAGTGGGTTCTCTAATAAACCAACCAGTAGCAATATATTTGTCAACATTGCCTGTTAAAAATCCTCCCCTATGAACATGAGTATATGATGCTGGCCATAAAACAATAGTGCCTGCTTCTGGTTGTAAGGTTAATTTTTGATGTAAGAAATCTGTACCTCCACCATTTTGAGATGGAACAGTATTCAAATAAACCATCCATGCAAGAACTCTATCTCTATAAAGAAACTGACCATTTTCACAATGCCATTGATGATATCCTCCACCTGCTTTAGTTTTTTGAACTTTAGTAGTCCAAGTAGAAACAGGATCATTATTTTGAAGTATTCCAGAATATACTGAAGTGTATTGCTCAAATGCTTGTCTAACAAAACCATTAAGAGTTTGATACAGATCTAAGTCAACTACTTCTAAACAAAGTTGAGTATCACTCCTAGAGAATTTTCCATCTTTAAATTTATTTTCACCATCTTTAAATGCCTCTGCAATAAACTCTCTCTGTCCTTCCCATAAATTAAAAGATTGAATAACTGCCTCACATACATTGAGAGGCAGTCCCTTTTCAAAAATTCCTATATGATCAGTTATCTTCATTTGGCATCTCAAAGTCAGCATCAACCTTATCATACAACTCTAAGAATGATTGCTTAGTCTCATCATCAAATCTGTTTACACAAACTTGGATTGCTTTTGCTTTGTTGTTGAATATAGAGTAAGCACGAACTATGTGAACTAATCTTCTTGTACTGATGATATCCTCAACACCACCATCATAGAATGTCTTACGAATGATGTCACCCCAATCAACAAGACGACTTACAAAGTCATTATCTTTGACTTTTAAACTAGCAGCAACACCAGTTAAGATCTTCTTCTCTACAGAAGGTGATGGATACTCTTGCTCAAATGTTACTGGGAATCTTTCAAGGAAGGCTTCATTAAGCACGTTAGTTCCAATAAATCTTCCATCTTCTGAACCCTTACCCTTAGTATTTGCTGTTGCGATGATGTTGAATCCTTGCTTTGGTGTGATGAACTTTCCAATTTTTTTAAGGAAAACTCCTTTACCCTCAAGGATGGATTGGAGACAGAGGATTTTGTTACTGGCAAGGTCAATCTCGTCAAGGAGCAAGATAGCCCCTCTATTGAGAGCTTCAATAACTGGTCCATTGTGCCAGACTGTGGCACCGTTAACAAGGCGGAAGCCACCAATGAGATCATCTTCATCTGTTTCTATTGTAATGTTTACTCTAATAAGTTCTCTCTTCAATTGAGAACATGCTTGCTCTACACCAAATGTCTTTCCATTACCTGATAGTCCAGTAATGAATGTGGGATAGAATATCTTAGATGAGATAATCTTTTTAATATCAGTAAAAGGACCAAACTTAACAAAGGTATTATCTGTCTCTGGAACTAAACTCTGCTCTGATTGTGGTTCAACAGCAGGTGCTTCATATGCTTTCTCTATACTCTTAACTGCCTTAGGAGTAACATTAAGATTCCACTTACCCTTACCAACTTTATATTGTTTAATCTTTCCTGTAACAGTTGAATAACCAATATCATTCATAGCACAAAATGCTCTAACATCAGCAGCAGTAAACTCTGTGCCATAGTTAGACTTTAAACCATCAAATGCTTGTTTTTCTGTCATTTTGATCTCAAAGGGTGATGTCATAATCAAATCATTTATCTATACCCTTATTATACTTGTATGTATATACTAATCTACATTTAGTGTGCCACTTTTTTATCTGGGTCTATGAATACTTAATATATCCCATGTATGTTCAAAACTATGCACATGATAGGTAAATCCCATTTCTTTAGTGCGTATAATATCTGCTAAAGGGAAATCATTTTGTCCCTCTGCCATCATATCTCCATAGAAATATAGAAAATCATCTTTACCAAAATCTCTTAATATCTGTCCTTTATTTCTACCCAATGGTGAAATATCTAGACCAGTTTGACCACCAACTTGTACTTCTAAATCAGGAAATCTTTCTTTTATTTTTCTTGCTATATTTTTTCTTTCATCATGTTTTCTATCCCATTTAACATACTCATCTCTTTCCTCTAATACAACTCCTTGACCTCTACCCAAAATACTAAAGTTAATTCCGCCAGGTCTTCTTTCTATGTGTGTTCCAGTTCTAACTGGGAATTTGCTATGATGTAATTCATCCAGTAAGAATTCTTCTACATCACTTGGTATTTCCCATTCATCTCTATAGACATTTATATCACCTTCATAAACATCACTACCAGAACAATTGTAAACTCTCTTTGCTTTTTGGAATAAATCATTTCCAATTTGCTCTATGGTTTTTTCTCTATTACTACCTGTGACAAGATAGACATCTTCTTCATCAGAAAACTTTAGCATGTATTTTTCAAAATCAGAATCAATCTGTTGTCTGGAAGGAGTCAATGTTCCATCAACATCAAAAATATATTTTTTATTCATTTTTTATATTTTTTTACACTCTTTTCCCAATCTGCTAAACTTGATTGACATTGACCTTCATTCTCTTCTATAACTGGATCTAATTTATCATATCCTTTTATCTTTTTCCACTCATTATACAAAGCACCTAATACCCATGCTTGAGATAGTTGTTTAGGACCATTCTCTAATAGTTCAAGATAACGCTTGTTACTTGTAAACTGTTTGTATTCTTCCCTCCAATTGGAGTCATCATAAAGTGGTGTTGTCATTTATTGTATGCAAAAGTTTTGCCTTTGATTTGAGATTGCCCATATGGATTTTTACCCTGTGGTTGAAATTTTCCTACATTCTCACCTTTTTTATCTAATCCACCTTTCCTTGTCCTATGTAGTGTACCAGTTTTTTTAGTTTGTGTCAATACTGAATCCTGTCCATACTTTTTACCTAATTTCTTAACTTCCTTCTTGAATTTTCTTTTACCCATCTTACCTCTATCTACTACATAACTCTTTTCTTTTACTTTTGTTTCCTTACCAGTATCATCATCTTTCTCAATATATGATCCTTTTACTTTAGTAGGACCTCTACCAAATTTTCCACGAATATCTTTTTGTAACTGCTGTGATCTTGCCTGATTATCCTTTCTTGATAGGTTGCCACGATCTGCTGAAATGGCTGCTACACCACTCTTTTTAGATTTGCTTTGTATTCTAGACAGACTACTCTCTTGAATATCTTCTATGAATTTTTTATATGTCTTCATGGATTTATTCATTGTCATTAAAAAAGTAATTGGGAGAGCCGCTCATCTTATTACTGTAATCCCAATTACTCATATTATATTTATCCCAATTCAATTTCATTGATATCAATTTTATAATCACTCTCATAAAATTTATCAGCATCAATTGCAGTATTTCCTGCACCTATGGGTTCAAAAAGTTTTCTTGGTTCTTCTATTTTTATTTTAGATTCTCTTTCTTTCTTTGTCTGCCAAAAATAATTTTCCTCAGATCCCAATCCATCTCTATCATGACCATTTTCAACTTGATAGTATACAGTTGATACTTTGAAATCAGGAACTTTAGGTGGTTCTGGTGTTAAACTATTATCATATATCCTCATTCTATTATTAGGATACAAAGCAAACTGTCCATTGTCTAATTCAATAAGATTATGTGACTTATGCTCTGGTGGATTCTCACTAGTAGAATAATCTACAGCATCAACATCCTGATGATAATTATCTAAAGTACAAATATATGTGCCTGTTTGTGCTCCATAATCTCTTGTATACAATTCATAATGCATTGATCCTATAAACTGTTTCTGAACTGCAACCACACCATAATCCATACAATTCCAAAACTGTAAGTTATGTAATTCCATATCAGGATCAGGTATCTCTGGTTCACTTAGGAAAGCAGATATAGGTAACTTATCAAACATAGCAGCATACTCTGGTAGATAAGTTTCAAAATAAAATGCTCTACCTGGTATACTCTTAGCAGATACCCATATACCTTTTACAAATTCTCCATGACCACCTTTGTGATCTAGGAGATATTCTTTTCTGACCCACACTTCGTATGCAGGTAAGTTACAAATTAATGCTGCCATACTATGCTACCAACTCCACAAATTCACTTAGAACTTTTTTATTTAGTTTCTTTGCCTTAAGTGATTTTACAAATGCTGCTTTGATCTGTGCTTTAGTTGCATCTTCTTTAACTTCAAACTCATCATCAACTACTAATGATGAATCAAGTATAGCAAAGTATGAATGATATCCAGAGTTTTTGATTGAGAATGATGCATTCTTTCTTCCTTTCTTGACATCACTATCATTAACACCAAACTGTCTTAAGAAAGATCCAAACTCTCTTTTATCTGTAATACGAATACCAATGAAGTTTACATCAGGGAAAGTTTGTCTTAGATCTTGAATCATAGTCTCAGCAAATTTCCAGTATTCATATGATGAAGATAAATTATAAACATGTCCAGTCTTTCTATTTCTTAAGAAAGAGTTGTAACCAACATGTGATGTTCCTTTACGCATTTCACCATCATGACCTTTAAACTCAGTAACTACAGGTATGCCATTTGCTTCACCATCAGTTAGAACTATACATTGTACTTTCTGCACATCATTGTTTTTCTTGAACTGTGGAATGATTTGATGTAAGCAAACAAATGTCTCATTTAAAGGAGTTCCACCTAACCAGTACTTCTTTGGATAATCATATCTACTTCCTCTGATACTTAATGCATATGCACATCTCCAAAGATTTAATAACTGTGCATCCATGTCTCTCTTATTAACTGAACTAGTTAAGTAGTGTATTAAATTAAAGTCACTACCAACAACAAGATCTCCTACATTTGTTAGATCTTCTTGACCACCACTATAACTGTAATATCCACCACTACCTGAGTACTGGGTAGAGAATGCATAAACATCAAAAGGTATTTGAACTTTCTGGCAGAACCAAACTAATTCATATAACTGCTTGATTGTGTTGAGCAGACATCTACTCATAGAACCAGACCAATCTAAAGTAAATATAAGACCATGATTTTTTCCATCAGGAACTACATTTATCTTTCTAAAAATATCTTCATTGAATTTGTATGTATGAAGTTTAGATGTATCTAATACTCCAGTTCTAGAAACTGCTGTTCTTGCATAAGCATCAGCAGACTTCTTCATTTCAAACTCTTTTACAAGATAATTTACTCCTTTCTGTGCAGACTTTTTAAACTTATTAAACTCATCATCTACAAACTTTAAATTGTAGTAATTGTGAGAAACATAACCTAATGAATCAGAATCTATATTATAGTCTTTCTGAACTTCATGACTTGTAAAGTGATCATGTAGTTCTTTATTGACTTGCTCATTTGATATGATAACTTTGTTCAAATCAACTTGTGGAAGTTGAGCATAAAGATTATCTCTTGTACCATTCATCTTTGGATCATTTAGTTCACTAACCTTCTCATTAAAGATCTCATCAGTCATAGCTTCAATATCATCACTACCTGTTGCTGGACCTTTACCTTGAGACTGCTTATCCCAAGGTTGAGTTGGATCAATGATGAGTTGATCAGGTGTTTCCTCAATCTCATCCTGTCCTTCTTGCTTACCTTGTTCACCTTTACCTTTACCAAGTCCTTCAGATAAATCTTCTAGGTCTCCATAATCTTCTTCACTACCAGTTTCACCTTTAAGTTTAATATCAGATGATTGCTCTAACTCTTCACTATCCTTTCTATTTTTCTCATCTTGACAATACTTGTATAGTAACTCAGATGCTTTAAGTGTATCATCAAAAGTTTCACAATCACCTACTACCTTAACAAGATCTTTCTCCTCTGGTGTGAAATCAATAATCATATGAGTTCCACCTTTAAAGTAAAGGTTTATTCTATCTGCTAAGTTAAGATTGTTTATATCTACATCTTCAAGTTCAAAGAAATCTTCATCATTCAACTCTCCATATCCATTATAGAATGTCTTAGACATACCAGGATAC